GTAAAAAAGATGTATGGCATATTCTAATTTTATAATAGATTTTACTTTAACCGATATAGGTACTGTGGTTGAACCAGTAACATTAGCAGAGGCTAAATTGTATTGCAGAGTAACTAATTCTGTTGATGATAACCAAATCTCTTTAATGATTAAACAAGCAAGAGAAGCCATTGAAATAGGTACAGGCTTGAGTTTGATACCTAAGACTGCCGTTGTTTGGTTTACTAATTTTAATGGTGGTTTTAACCTTCCTTATGGACCAGTTAATAGTTTTACTTCATTAATAGATGAAAATAACGATACAATAGTAGCTGCTGATTATACTTTAGTAGGGGGTAAGTTCCCACAATTACAAAGACCTCCTTTTAGGAACTTAAAGGCTACTTATGTGGTTGGATATGCAACTGTGCCTAATGACTTAAAGATTGCTATTTTAGACCAAGTAAGCTACGATTACGAGAATAGAGGATTAGATTCAAATACAGGTATTTGTGAAAAGTCTTGGAAAGCCTGTCAACGCTGGACAAGAATAAGCCCAATATTATGAGATTAGGAAGCAAGAAAGCAAATTATGTGGATGCCAATACAATGTACTCTGAAATAGGCTTATATGTGCCTACAAGGACTGCTGATGGGCAAGGTGGATATACTACTACCTTTGCCTTACAAGGAGTTGTATTTGGCGATTTTAGACCTATGGATGAAAATAGAGCCTTATTGGAAGCCGAGTTAAGTTTTACTCGTTCTGCTAAGTTATATATCAGATATGATGTAACAATCAATAATAATTATCAAATAGAGGCAGAGGGAGAGATGTACACAATTCATTCTATTAAGGATGTAGAGAATCAGTTTAGATTTTACGAAATATTAATGTATGCATAATGGCAGGAATATTTTTTAATGTTACTCAGTTTGATGAGACTTTGGTTAAGTTAGAAAACCTAACTCAAAAACTTAAAAATGACATTATTAATGAAACAAATGCATCTGCATTAAAGATTCAATCAGAGGCTAAAAAGAATGCTCCTGCTAACTTTGGGACATTAAGAGGTTCAATACATTTGAAAGAATCAGGAGGAATAGATAAAAAGGTTTTTATAGTTGGTTCTGATTTATTATATGCACCTTATTTAGAATTTGGAACAGGTGGAAAGGTTGATACACAAGGATATGGTGAATTTGCTAATACCTTTAAAGGTAAGACTAATGGTACATTTGATGAGATGATTAAGGCATTAGTTTTGTGGGTAAAGAGAAAAGGATTAGTAGGAACATATAGTATTAAAACACAAAAAAGAACTGGCAACAGAAAAGTACAAAGTAAAGAAAATGATGCAGCAGCTTATGCAATAGCATTAAGTATTTTAAGGAAAGGGATAAGACCACAACCTTATTTAATACCTGCTTACGAGACTGAAGTTTCATTATTAAAAGAAAGAATTAAAAATATAGTAAATGCTTAATCCTAATATAGAAATAAAAAAGTGGTTTTATACCAATTTAGTAAGTGCTACTAGCTTAGGTGTTTACGATGGTTTTGCTCCAGATGGAGTAGGCAATGAATACATTATTTTAGATGGCAGAACTTCAAGCCAAGAACAAGGCAAAGAAGGTTATACAAATGCTATTACTATTATAGTGGACATTGTTACAAAAAATGCTAACTTTGGCTATAAACGAGCTGAAACAATTAGCAATTTGGTATTGGCAGCAATAAATTCGGACACAACAATAACTTTAAGTAATGGATTTACTTCATCTGCTTTAAGTGTCGGAAGTGTTAGAAATTTAGATGGCTTAAACCCTTTAGACAATGTTTTCAGAACGATTATAACATATAATATAATAATAACTCAAAATTAAATAAAATGGCAGAAACAAAAGTATCAGCAAGAGACTATATCCTTTTAGCTGACATAGACAATGACGGAACATTTAAACCTGTTGCGTGTCTTACAACTAACTCAATGACTTCAGTAGTAAATACTATTGATGCAACTTCTAAATGTGGAGACCAATATCAAGCTGGTCCTTCATTTACTCAATCATTCAAAGGTGATGGTTTTGCAATTGATGAAACAGGAACTCCAAGTAAGGATTCTTACCAACAATTGTACACTGCTCACGCTGCAAGAACATCTTTTAATATGAAGATGGGTAAAGCAACTCCAACTTCTGGAGATATTGTGTATTCAGGTCAAGTATTTATTTCAAACTTTGATGTAAACGCTGCTGATAAAGATGATGTTAAATTTTCTGCGACTTTCGTGGTAACTGTACCACCATTGACACAAACTGAAACTGCATAAAAAATAACCTATGTTTGAATTAAGACTGAACAACAAAACTATACTCCTTAACTGGGGTACTTTGGCGATGCGTTTATTTACCACTAAAAACAACACAGATATTAGTGGCTATTTTGACCTTATGGCAAAGGCTGGAACGGATATAAATACTTTGGTTTCTTTAGTACTTTGTGGATATGAATCTGCTTGTATTAAGAATAACCAACCAATAGAATACAATGAAAATGATGTATGCGATTGGATAGATGAAATTGGAGGAGTATTTAAAACTGAAGGTCAGCTAGTTAACTTCATTAAATTTATAGTTGATAAAACAATTTTAAATGTATCTAATGAAGTAAAAGAAGAAAAAAAAAAGCCTAGTAAAGCTAAGTTGGGATGATGTCTTAGTCAAGGCTGCTGAATGTGGGATAAAACCCAATGAGTTTTGGGATATTACTTGGAAGGACTTTTCAATTATCGTATTAGGTAATGAAAGGAAAGAATTAAATCAATGGGCAAGGACTAGAAACCTTGCCTATATTATATACCTAAGTAATAGTGCAGAAAAATCTCCTAAGTCATTAAAAGCATTTTGGCATATACCAGCGATTGATGATTTAGAAGTAGATGAAGAAAAGATAATGTTAACCGATGACCAACTAGCAAGGACATTAAAATTGTACGGAGTAAATTAAAATAAGATGGCAGAGAATATTGGTTTTAATGTAAAAGTTGGAATGGATGTTGCAGAGATACAATCTGAACTGCAAAAAGCTGAAAACCAACTTAGACAATTTCAGGCACAATTAAAAAAGTCTACCAATACTATTGAGATTAATATGCTCAATACTGAAATTAAGGCTTTAAATACTCAAATATCAGCTTACGGAAGTGCATTACAAAAAGTAGGTAAACCTGTTGGAGATGCTTCTCAATCTCTTATAAACTTCTCTAGAATTGCTCAGGATGCTCCTTATGGAATGATGGGTATTGCGAATAACTTAAACCCTATGGTTGAGTCATTCCAAAGATTAGCTGCTACTGAAGGTGGTACTAAAAAAGCATTAGCAGCAATGGTTACTGGTCTTACAGGTCCAGCAGGTATTGGTGTTGCTATTGGTTTATTATCTGCATTACTTTCTACATATAGTAAAGAAATAGGACAATTCTTTAAAGGTGCAACAGCAGAATTAGAAGATTTTATTAAAAAGATTAATGAACTTAACGAGGAATTATACAAGATAGCAGCTAAAGCTGAAGCTAGACAAATAAAAGGTGAAGCATTAATAGGAATAATAGGTTCTAATGCTGATTTAAAACAAAGAGAAACTGCATTAGCAGAATTAAAGAAATTATATTCAGATAGTGAAGCTATTAAGAAATTAACTATTGAATCCGACAATAGAGCAATGATTGCTGCATTAAATAATGCATCTATACAATTTCAAGTAACTGAAAAGGAAAAAAATAATAATACAAAATTAGAGGAAGCATTATTACAAAGAAGAAAACTATTAGTAAAGCAAAATGCAGAATTAAATGCAATTACTAGCGAAAAAGTACAAGGTAAAGAAGGAAGAGTTGTAACAATAGAAGAACAACAAGCACCAATTTATGCTAAATATTCTAAAGATTTTGAGAAAGTAGATGCAGATATTTCTAAATTTAAATCTGGTGTAATATCACTAAATGCAGAATTATCAAAATATGAAAAGGTTGATAATAAGCAAAATAAGATTAGTGAACTTGACAAAGCATTACAAGAATTTAATAAAGATATTTTACAAGGAGAAAGTTTATTAAAAGCTGGTAAACTATTTGCAGTTTCAGGAGAAGATTCTTTTGCATTGCATCAATTAAATGCAATAGATAAAGCTATTAAGACAATTGCTGGAATATCTGGTCCAGCAGCAGAAGCAGCAATAGGAAAATTATTACAACAAGAAAATGCTATTTATGATAAGTATTATAGTGGGAAACCAAGATTAACTGCTTCTGAATTAGATACATCAAATGTATTCAAAGACACTTCTTTCCGTTCTACTAATAAATATACTGGAGCAGGAATGAAATCTTTAGACCCAGCAAGAATTGCGAGAGAGCAGCAAATGCTTGATTTAGAAGCTAATCGTATTTCTGCTGAGGCAGACAAAGAAAGAGAAAAAGAAAATAGTAAATTACTAAAAAAACAACAACAAGATTACATAAGTTTTGCTAATACAATTTCAAATACTGTTACTAATGCATTTATGGGATTATTTGATGCTATGGAAAGAGGTGCGAATATAGGTATGGCACTTGAGGATATGTTTAAAAACTTAGCTAAACAAATTGCAGCATCAGTTATTCAAGCATTGTTATTTAAAGCAATTATGAACGCTATCTCAGGTGGTGCTGGTGGAGCAATAGAAGGTGGAGCAGGAGCAGCAGATTTATTGTTTGCTGGATTGGCTACTGGTGGAGTAGTAACTAAACCAACTCTTGCATTGATAGGAGAAGGTTCAGAAAGTGAGGCAGTTATGCCATTAAGTAAGTTAAGTAACTTTTTAAATACTTCTTTTAACGCAGGAGCAATGAGTGGTAATACAACAAGTAATGGTGGACAATTTGTATTAAGAGGTCAAGATTTATTACTTGCAGTAAATAGAAGTCAAAAGGCATCAAACATTAAAGGACAATCAATCAGTTTAGCATAATGCCTTACGGATTAA